GAACCAGAGTGGTGAACGAATGGTTGGACTTGGTTGAAGTACTTACCACCTTGTTCCTTGAATCTGTCTTGGCCGTTGAGGACCAACTTGAAGGTGTCGAGTGGACCAACAGATTCTTCATCCATTTGGGTACCTTCTTGCAAAAACATTGGCGCACCCGCAGTGGATGGGGAGGCGAAGCAGTTGGAGTCGAAGACGGCTTGGGAGATGTTCGAAGTGACAGTGATGTCAGTGGTCGTAAAGTTCCACGCGTTGGCGAAATCAGTTCCCCCTTCATCCAAACACCAGACCAATTCCTTGACTGGGTGGTTGTAGGACAATCTCTTTTGGTTTTCGGAGCCGACAGTGACCGAATCCGTACCAGTGTGTTGGACTTGTTCGATCAAGTATTCGTGACCCTTTTGCGCGAATCGTCTACGCTCTTCTGTGTCGAGATAGATATAGTTCGCCCAGACCTTGAACACGTTGTCAGCGTGCATATAAGTAGTCCATTTAGACGCCAAGTCAAAGTCAATTCTGACTTCGTGGTATTGCAAGGCAATCAATGGCAAAGCCAATCCTGGGTTTCTGTTGAAGAAGAAGATCAATGGCAAATAAACTGTAGATGCATCACCGGATGTCATCTTACCCCAGTTAGACTTCGCATCTGTGTTCAAGTACAATTCAGAGTACAATCTCCACCATTTTTGGTAGCACTTATCGATTCTTTGACCACCGATCGACAATTCAGCCGAGGCAATCGCACGTTCCGCAACCCAGCATTCAGTTACGACATCATTTTTTTGAGAACCAGTGGCTACATCTATAGCCTTCAATTCGACGTACATGTCACCGACCAAATCACCGTTTCTGGCGATCGTAACGGAGACGCGACCAGAATTACCGGCAGTACCGTTGACAGTTTGTTCGATGGTTTCCATCGCAAAGTTAGTGTGGCGTTTGTAAACCGCCTGGAAGAAAGTGACTTTTGGGTTACCAGTCAAGTAGACATCTTGGGCGCCATAGGCGACGAGTTGCATGAGACCACCGGCCATTTTGTTTGTTTTTGTACTATAACATGAGATTTTTTTTTCAGACAATTTCGCGAAAAAACCCGGATCGATTTTTCCTGATGTATATAAATGTCTACTCAAAACGAACCTGAACTCGAACCCGTACCTGAACTTGAATCCGTTGACGAAGAAAAACCCATCGAAGAAACCGAAGAATCCGAGCCTGAAACTATTTCGTCAATGGATGAAAATGAAATTCAGACAGATGACGAAATTTTAGACGATTTAGACGACGATTCAATGATTGGTGATTTTGGCGAAACCGATATAGATAGGTTAGGTGGTCTTTTAAGTTCAGTTCTTGTAACCGAAGAAGGCGAAACCATTTGCTCCGTTCTGGGAAATATTTCCAGGCAATTAGAAATTCATAACAAAATCATGATAAAAATTTTATCACACCTCCAAAAAGGAGTATAAAAAATTAGATGTTATTATTTATAAATGGAATCGGATACAATATTCCCTAGTCCGGATGCAGACAGAGAAGAAGCCTTTTATCAAGATATGGCTAATCAAATCGACATTCTATATCCAGAACAGTTAATAAAAATGATCAAGTATGAAGAAAAACAGGTTGGTTTAGAGTTAGATAAAAATAAAAAAGAACTTTCGAAATTAAAACCTGGTGATCTTGCTTATCATATATTCTTTTCCGATTCCGAACTTGACCCCGAAACGAATCAACCCAAGTACGTAGACATGAAAACAAAATCAAACATGTATAGACAAATGATAGAAAAAATAGGTAGATACTTTAACCGTGCTAAAATTTTAGGTATACTTACGAGCGATGAAGGGAATACGGATGATCTAAGTGTGAGTTTTAGATTAAACCGTTTAATGGACCATATTTATGATACATGGCAAATTGTATTAAGCACGAATCGTATTCACGATCGTAAAAATAATCCGACCATGGTTCCCCTGGAGGTCAACACAAACCCCTCATTATTCAGGTGTTCAATGCCTGATTTCGACGAACTTAACGTATTTCAAAAAACCATAATGGTATTTTTAGACCACCTTTATAAAAACAACATTAGGAAGTATAAAGGTTACATATGCGTGCAGATAAAAACAGTGGAGGGGTATAATACACGCGCCTGGAAACAAGTCAAGCCCATAAAAGATTTCGTTCACGAATTTGCAAGTAAAGACGAACGTTTTGAGGTATGGAAAGATCTAACATCCTCTAACGGAACAGCTTTGTTTGGACAAGTTATAAAACACCTCACGGATTGTGTAGATATGCAATTCCCCGAAATAAAGAAAGATAGACGCGTTTGGTCGTTTAATAATGGTATTTTCATTGGTTCACATTGGTCTGATCAAACTGGTAAATATCATTCTATTTTTTACCCATACAATTCTGCAGAGTTTTTGAAATTGAATCCATGTACTGTAAGCTGTAAATACTTTGACATGCACTTCGAAGATTATAGTAAATTTGAAAATTGGGAAGATATACCAACGCCTATGTTTGATAGTGTTCTAGAATACCAGGATTTTGATAAAGATGTTATAAAGTGGATGTGTATACTTGGAGGACGTTTATGTTTCGAAGTAAATGAATTAGATAAATGGCAGGTCATTCCTTTTTTAAAAGGTATTGCACGTTCCGGTAAATCAACATTAATTACGCGAGTTTTTCAGCTATTTTATGAAGCCGACGATGTTAAAACACTTTCGAATAACATCGAAAGGAAATTTGGTTTATCTAATATTCACGATGCGTTATTATTCATAGCAGCAGAAATTAAGGGCGATTTACAACTCGAACAAGCCGAGTTCCAATCGATCGTTTCCGGAGAAGAAGTTTCTATTGCCGTAAAATGCGAAAAGGCCAAGAATATGAGATGGTCAGTACCAGGTATTTTAGGAGGTAATGAGGTTCCTCAATGGAAAGATAAATCCGGAAGTATTTTACGTCGACTCGTTACGTTTCACTTTGGTAAACAGGTTCTCGATAAGGATACAGATCCAATGCTTGATACAAAACTCGCAAACGAAATGCCCGCCATTCTCCAAAAATGTTTATGTGGATACCTTGAATACGCACAAAAGTATAGAGACAAGGATATATGGAGTATTCTACCAAAATACTTTTTCAGAATCAGAGAACAAATTGCTGCGGCCACAAATCCGTTAGAAAAGTATTTACAAAGAGACGACCTCGTTACTGTACATCCAACACTGAAATTTCCACTCGATCTATTCCGAGACAAACTTAAAAAATTTTGTAACGACGCAAATATTCGAATGCCAAACTTTGATCAGGACTTTTACGGAGGTTCATTTTATACCCGTGGTATAGAGGTAAGAAAAGAACCAAAACCTTATTACATAATTACAAATACTGAACGATTAGATAAACCTGTGAATTATAAAGATAAATACGTCATATACGGAGTATCACCTTTAGTAGAAATAAATGAAAAGGGGTTTGACGTTACAGATCAGGTTTTAAGATAAATATTAAAAATCTCAGAGTAGTATAAGTATGGATCCGCGTCAATTCGTAAAAAATTCCAATATTCAGATCCAACGTTCAAGTAATGTAGCTGTACCTCAAAGTGTAAGAGCTATACAGCCAACACCCACTTTTAGGGAATTACGTATAGGTAAATTCAAACCCGGTTTATACAATGTTTTGGTAAACAAAGATTTTAAAGAAAAAAGTGAAAGTAATGTTGATTTACTATACATATTAAATCAAAAACCAAAGGGACATGCACAATTAACGCCAAGTATATTCATAGATCTTAACGAGATAAAAGGTATATACGGAAAATTTCAAACTGGTGCTATACACACAAGTAATTTTGGACTAAAAGGTAATTTAGATAAAAAATTCTTTTCTGTACAACTTTCTGGATATATGACGGATGGTATAGATAGAAAAAATTTTAGTTTCAATATATACAAAAATGGTAAAATACGTTTTTCAGGTGGATTTTTAGGGTCTAAAAATTTAAAAGGACAACCCGAATCTTTGCGTAAATATATAATAGACACGTACACGAAAAAGGAAATATTCCTATACAATGATATTAAGTACAATAATATAGGAGGTCAATTTGCAACAAATGCAAATTTTAATCTAACTAAATTAGCTCAAGAAAACCCAATGAAATTGGTTATGTTATATGATCCAGAATCTTCCCCGTTTCTTTATATTACATATAAAGATCACAATTACATTCTTTCTTCTAAAACGGATAAACTAGGTGCGGGTATAGTACAAATACAGGGTGAAAATGATCCAGATAAACTGGAAAATGCATATTCAACAGGGGTGGAACTTGTTAAAAAAATACACGATTTAGGATACACAATGGGTTTTGTGAATAAAAATGTTAATGCACCCGCTAAACTTATTAGACGTTTAAAAAAACAAGCTTCTACATGTCCTAAACCTAGACAACCACCGTGTAAAGAAGGTTTTGAAGTACGAAAAAATCCACAGGGATACGATTGTTGTTTCAAAAAACCAAAAAGAAAACCATCTAAAAAGAAAACAGTACTAAAAACAAAAAATACAAAAATTACGTACAATAAGGACGGTACTATGAAAATAGGAGGTCGTAAATGCGAACGTCTAACAAAACCCGTTTTACTTGAAGTTGCTAAAAAATTAGGAGTTGTTGGTGTTAAGAACAAAAATAAGAAACAGGATATATGTACAGCCCTCGATAAAATAGAAAAGGGTAACTCGAATTATAAAATAGACGATAAACTCTGTAGAGAATTGAAAAAGGAACAACTCGTTACACTTGCAATATCTAAGGGTATATCTATAAACGATACAGATACTGTGAAAATACTATGCCAAAAACTTCAAAATAGACCAAATACACCGAAATCACCAAATTCACCAAACGCGCTCGCTAATGAAATGGAAAAAGCGCTCATTAACAAAGTAGAAAAAGAGAAACGTGCGCCCAAAAACATAAAACGAAGACTTGATAATACTAGTATTAAAAACGATCTCATTAAACTTTATGGTAAGGCGTGGATGAAAAAATACGGAAACGTAATGAATATTAACGAAAATGTTCGCGATGTTAAAAAGAAACTTACTCAACTCGAAAAGAACAAAAAATTTGTAACACGTGACGGTATATTGAAAAAAATGGTTGCGAATGATACTAAAAGAGACATGATAAAGAATTGGAAACTTAATAAACAACAAAACTTGAAAAAGTTATTAATAGAAAAAGAAGCTACTAAGATATACGGTAAATTTGGTAAAAACGAAGTAAACAAAATCGTTAATTATGCAATGTCGTTACCAAAAACACCCAATCTCAATAGTAAAAGGGTAATAGATTTTATAAAAATAGGAAGAGAACTTCGGGGACAACCACCACTCCCATTAAATAATAAAAAACCAACCCCTCCTAGACCAAAATATACACCAAAAACAGGAAAACGC